CACCACACAATCCTAACGTATAATAACGCAACACCCAATTCAATCCTAACACATAACTTGAAACACATACATTCAACACTTTACTATAACGACACACACAACCCACATCTAACAACCTTATTGACTTTTATTATATTATTTGTCTCTCGCATGCGCATATTCCCGTTCTCAATATTGCGTTTCGACATAAAATGTAGATGATATGCACATAAAATTGAATAACAAAACATTTCCATTATATAAGCAACCCCTATACGTATAATATATACTATATCAACAATGTCAGCCGTCAACACACAAACCCAATCTCCCGTCGCAAAGAAGACAAGAACTCCAGTTCTTTCTGAAAAGTTGTCAAAGTTTATTCAGTTTGGATACTTCGTAATGTCTCAAATGCCGGAGTCTGAATCTTTTACAAAGGATGAATATATGGAAAGTCTGCGAATGTTTGCTACGGTCGAAGACCAAGACAGTTTCGTTCAAGGTTTCTTGGATGGAAAGAAGGACATTAAGAAAAACATGAATAAAATGTTACGCGATAAGAAGGCCGAAAACAAGCCCAAGAAGCAACGTACCCCTCGCGCACCAAGAAAGGCAAAGGCCACAGAAACTAATACCGAATCAGCACAAGTAGTTTCAAGTGGTACTACGACTACCGAAGAGTCAGACACAGTGGTTCGTAACCTATCAACCGAGTTATGTGAAGAACCTATGGTCGAACAATCAACCGACACTGTCGCACCAGTAGAAATCCGCGAACAAATTAATGCGGCAGTTGAAGTAGCAAAGGAATTAACTGCGAAGAAGCCTAGAGCAAAGAAGGCCGATTCTGATAAGAAGCCTAGAGTAAAGAAGGCAACAAAGAAGACAGAACCAGTAAACACAGAACCAGTAAACACAGAAACAGAATCACAAGTAGTAAATTAATTAATAACCCTTAATATGTAATCTAATAAATAAATCCCTTTTTTATTGACCTTTTTCGTATTTGTTAATAAACTGATTCAACTGTGTAATCCCACCTTCAATTACATATTGTTTATCCTCTTTGGGGTAGGGAATAGTAACTAAAATAGAAATAACACCAGTATAATTAGTTGGTATATCTAACGTATGTTTAACATTACCATTAACAGTATCGCTAATGGTTGTTAAATCAACCCGAACATCATTATCCATGGACGTGGATGTATTGTTTACATTATCGATAATTAATGGTTCATATTTCAATATGCTATCGACAAGCGTTGATTTTTTACTTTCTCCGATATTTTCGAATTCCTCGTCTTCGTCTGAACTAGTATCACTATCTTCGTCATCATCATCCGATTCATCACTACCTTCGTCATGATCTTCTGATTCGTCTGTATCTTCATAGTCGTCTTCAGAACCATCGGTATCATCAACATCTTCAGATTCGTTGATATCTTCATCATCTAATTCATGATTAACAGTATTTATATCATGTTCTAAATTCGATTTATCCGTATTGATATCATTTTTGGTATTCGGGATAGTCATATCAAAAGCACGTTTAAAATATGCGTATGGAAAGGTTACATCGTCGGATTTACCACCACCAATAGAGTTATAAAATTCTTCATTAGTTATTATTTCAAATTTTCCGGATAGATTATTTTTATTCAGTCTAGTTCGTGTATTTTCAACATATCTATTTACAATGTTCTTACCCGATGATTCCAATATATTTAAATAAAATTGTATTTCGTCTAGTTTAGAATTACCACTCATTATATATATAGAATAACACATTATTTTTACGATATACACACATAAAATTGAAAACTGAACGATAGATGAATATATATCATTATAATAACTAATCAGGATGGTAAAGAATCTATCTGGTGGAACCAAAACAAAGGGTATTGCGCGTAAGCACCAAGGAAAGGGGGACACTCGGTTAAGACTACCAGATGATGAACTCGAACAGGTTGCGTGTGTAACCAAAATGTTAGGAAATGGAATGTGTGAAATACACACAAATGACAACATTCGATTGATAGGTCATATACGTAATAAATTTCGAGGGAGACAAAAGCGTCATAATTTAATTACAGTGTCGGCAGTTGTGCTAATTGGACTACGTGGGTGGGAAAATCCTGTTAAAAATTGCGATATATTGACATTGTATGATAGCGGTCAAGTCAAACAACTTCAAACAAATCCATCAATCGCAATGGAGAATATTATAAAGTTACAAGATAATCATTCATATATAAAAACAGACACGGTTAATGATGTAGAATTTACATCCAAATTCGATACGGAAAGCGACGAAGAAGAAACAACAAACATTAATAAAAAATCCGAAACATTTACAGTAGAAAAAAGCGCAAATATTGACATTGACGACATCTAAAATATTATACCAACCAAAAAATAAAATTATATAAGTATTGTATTTTTTTACATAGTAATTATCAGTGTCTCCGTAAATAGGAGGTAGTATTATATCATACAATATGATATAATATCGGGGTTATTCAATTATTTTGTACTGTTTGTGTTTTTGAGGTTATTTTTGTACTGTTTGTGTTTTTGAGGTTATTTTTGTACTGTTTGTGTTTTTGAGGTTATTTTTGTACTGTTTGTGTTTTTGAGGTTATTTTTGTACTGTTTGTGTGTTATAATATTCTATAACATTATTTATAGTTCGGGGTAACTTGCTTGCATAAGCATACCACACTGTCCCTTACCATTGTTGAATTCTTTTCCACGACCAAGGTAGATGTATCCACCATCACCCCATGTCTCTCCCCAAGAATTCTTGACCTTGTAGAAATCAGAACCTGACATTGAACCGTATCCAACAACTAGGACACCATGGTCTAGTCCAGTTCCGCAAGCGTCTGAAAATACACCAGTCTTATACAACTGAAAACTCTTCTGATCTGCTTGGATCGCAATTGAGACAGGTTGATTAGACAATGCAGTCATCATTGCGTCGTCGGAGTTAGGTGTAACATCGACGAAATCCTTAATTTCACTTCCGGAAACGGGTTGACAAGTAGTTTGGCAAGTTCCACCGACCTTTGTTGTACCTGAAACATAAGAATAGTCGGCTTCTAAACATAGACCTCCATTCTTCTCAATCCAAGAGAATGCGTTATCCATAAGACCACCATTACAACCCATATCTTTACCGCCGTTCTTTCTAGTATCACAATCAACGAGTTGTTGCTCTGAAAAAGAATCGAGAGTACCAGTCTTAATATAAAAGGCGCCTTCGAGTGCTCCGGTAGTAGAGAAACTCCAACACGACCCACATTGCCCTTGATTTTTGACAGGGGTTACAGCACCCGACTTGACCCAATCAATGCTGTCGGGAAGTGAAGTAGTACTCAATGTGTCTGTATCCAAACAACTAGTTACACATTCAACGGTTTTCAAGGTGGACATCTCCTTATGGTGCTTAACACAATCATAAAGACACTTTGTCTCGTCGAACTTGTGTTTAATAGCATCGGGGTTGAATTTACGACCCAAAAATCCCTCATCATTTGAGTAACCCAAATGCTGGCTAAAATCTTCGGAATCCATACCTGAAAATTGGTTATGTCCCAAGGTAAATGTCAAATTCTTTGCGTTCATTTCATCAATATATTTGTCATTCTCAATCCACTTGGATAGAACATGATCGTGATGAGTATTATCACGAAACTCCATTCTAAAATTACGAACCCAGTGTTCGAATCGCTCTAAAGGGGTGGCGTTTACCGCAACTACCCCTGCCATCATCATAAACATCGATACGTTCGAAAGAAACATCTTATTTATATATATAGTGCTATATTTATATTCCTTTCTAATATACTTAATAGAAAATGTTCCATTTGAATATTCGTTTACAATATATACTGTATTATGCTGTTAATTGACATTTTATTTTATTTGTAATATGTTCCTCGTCATTAAATGTAAATAATTGACACTTGTGAACTGTAAAATCGTCAATATTCTGTTCGGTTTTTATTCTAGTAACTACGTTCAATTCGGATATATATACGGTATAAGAATAATATCCATCATTACGTTCAGTTTTACCGAACAGAATCGAACTATGTGTCTTATCAAACCAATCCTTATTATTATTGCATTGGAATAGTAATTGGCAATCTGTTTGTACTTTTCGTATAGATTTCATATTTTCATTTAATGCATCTATTTGGTCTAACCATTTCATTAAGAATGTTTTAGCATTCGAACTAATTGTTTTAACTAATAATTTTGTTTGCGTAAGTATAATTTGATTAAGTAAATCAACAATACGTCGTATAGGACTCGTGATGTGGACGTAACTGGAAACGCTCATCATATCATGTCGAATTACGACATCTTCTTCATATCGCACATATTTACAGTCAGTATTGTTCCACGATTTAATGAAATTACTCGTATTTTTGTCAAATACTTTATCTAGATCCAGTGTTGTGTCATTTTTATAAGTAGCCTTTCTGAAAATACCTGAATTATTCTGTGCCAGGTGATTTCCAGTCTCTGTATTCATACGAATCATCCAATATTCAACCAGTTCGTGACTATCTAAAATATCGGGTTTCAGTAATTTCGTTAGATTCATCATTTCCTTATAATTACTGTTTTTCAATAGTTTTTTCTCCTCATATACAAAATTTTTGCGTGTTTTTATAACAACATTCTTATATTCTATTTCTCGAGTTTTTAGTTGATTACCGTCTTTATCGAAATAAATATCCATAGATAAAGCGATTCGAAGTTCATTTTCTTGAAGGCTACATAATGAGTCTGATAAAATAGTGGGTAACATGGTGCGTTTCTTATCGGGTAAATATATAGTTGATACACGATCAGTTAGGTGCTCCCATAAATCCAATGCTTCCATCCATACGTACACATTCGCAATGTAAACCGACACTTTATATATATCTTCTTGTTTTTCAATACTAAACGCATCATCAAAATCTTTGCTACCATTGGGATCAATTGAAAATACGAATTCATCGGTTCGGTCTTGAATCTGGTAATTAGTATTGGCAATTATTTGCTGAATAAAGTCGTCATTGGTGTTCTTATTAATAGATAAATTAGTATGATTAGTTAATTTCTTAATTGAGGTATGTAGTTTTCGGCAATGTAGTTGATATTCATAAAACGCTTCCAAATTATTTACATCGCCAATAGTTTCGGTCAATTCACCGATTGGATGTTTGCTAGTCCAATTGGAATAATTAAACAATACATATTTATTTAGTGGACGTTTTGAAAACCCCACTTTGACATCATACGGAACTAAAAACACGGGATATTTTTTATTGTTTGGAATACACCGATAATATAAACGCTTCTTGTTAGGGGTTCTTCCAAACGTCTTATTTCCTTCCAGTATTAACACACCTTCTAATTGGACTTTATTGTCAAGTCCTGATTTTTTGGTGATACGATCATCAACTATCTCGATGGTATCTCCATCGAACAATTTATTTATTAATGGATTAATCTTATTATTTGTTTCTATAATTATATTATTTGTTAAATCATAAAAACTCCAGTTTGTATAATTTCGATCATTTATTTTCACTTGGAATGTTGTCATTGTTTCATTGTAATATGTAGGTCAATATTTAAATCAATTTAATGAATGATAAAATATATAGTAATATATTATAATAATGACAGACACTGCTTATGATAAAGAACATAGTGGGTCTATGACATTGTCAACTTCTCCCGATAATAAAATAACTATTAAAGCAAATCATGTTACCGGCGACCCAGCCGACCCTATAGGAGTATATCGTTGGGTCGACGCATTACATGATTTTGAATCATATTTAAAAAAACCACTGAATACACTTCTTAGAGGACAATACGGAATTGGTACAATTGGTAAAGGAGATGATTTTACAAAAGATATAAACAACGAAAGATACGCTTCTACTAAAACAACCGCATCACGGAATACATTGCATGAAATATTAGACCATGAAGAAATTTGGTTACAAGATTCAGCGGGTACTACTGTAATTACGTATCCTGATACGACAGGTACGAATACTACATTTACGTATACCTTACCAAAATTATTAGGAACATATCATCTAACTGATTTACCTAGTAAATCTATATTAGAAGAATACCCAGAAGGTGATTTATTACTGGATATTATAGGAAATAAAACTGACTTTTTCAATAAGGCGTCTGTTATAAAAGATTTTTTGGGAATAAACGATGATACAGATACTTATTCGAAAGATTCTGCTAATATTCCCACTACAACATTTCAAGAAATATTCAAGCCTACCATGCCTACTGATGAGGTGTATGATTACTCATTTTTTTCAGAAATACTTGATCCTTCATCCGAACAATCTGATATACTAACAACACATCGCGTACAACTCACTCTGTTGTATTGTATGATTGATAATATGCCTGCATATATAACAATACAAAAAAGAGAAAAAGACGAGGAACTCTGGTATTATGCGTTTCACAAAAAGAGTGATGTCATCTTAAGTGACGATAAGTTTCATCGGGTGAATTTTAATAAAACGAGTACTGGTGCGCATCCAGCCCCAAATATTGAAACCGCAGTATATTTTATAAAAAATGAAATTCAACATAAAAAAATCTCTGCGTTATTACATGATATAACTACTATGGTAGCCCGGATGAAAAATAAGTCTAAACAGAAACTTGGATATAGTCTTACAAAAAAAGAAGCTCAAAATGTAAGAAATTCTGGAAAATTTACCGATTTTTATAAAGAAATGTTACTGCCTGCTTTTAAACACGATTTTAATAATACGGCAGAATTAACATCAGAACAAATGACTACTATAATTATTGCGTTCAAAACTATAGGCGACCAGATGTACTTATATGATTCCATATTACTTTCAAAAGTAGATCCAGCAAAACCTAATAGACAACCATGGATGGTTACCGGAGATACATTTTTAAAAGATTACGGTATTTATACAAAATCTACAAATATTATGTGTCCGACCAAATACGGTAGAGAACCAGGTAGTCGTAAATTAACTGTATATATAAAACCGCAGGATCAGACACTACTCACTCCCGATGAAATAACTAAACGAGAAAGACTAGCAACCGAAAAAAAAGAAAAAGAGGAAAAAGAAAAAGTGGAGAGAGAAGAAAAAGAGGAAAAAGAAAAAATCGAGAATAAGACAGAATATGATACGTTTAAAAAAGGGCCTCTTCCTATCGTTGATTCAAACAAAATTATTGGTATATTAGATTCATTTATGACGGGTATAAAAAACGCAGTACCCACAAGTACAAGTACAAGTAGAAATATTACACATTTTGATAGTACACCTCTTACAAATATACATGGAATGACTGTTATACTTTTATATAACGCAATAGTACATATTTTTTTAACATACCAAAAAATAGAGATTATCCAATCAGAGTTAGGTAAAAAAGTTGGTTTCGAAGAATACACTCTAGAACAACAAAAAGCATATTTACAAGATTATAAAGAAAGATTGCAATCACACAATGACTATGTAGACTTTATTAATGGGATACCAAGTGGCGGTGTTCTATTATTTATAAACTATGTATTAATCAATGTATCAGAGATATTTAGCGGAATAACTGATATTTCCGAGCCAATCGCTCCATTAGATATATCTTCATTTTATATAATTACCACTGATATCGTAAGTAAGTTAAAAGATCTACACAAACATAAACTTGCTTCAACCCATTTATTGTTTCAATTCAAAGATTTCCAACGACAAAAAATAATTATGGATAAGAATTTAGGTTCTATTACAGAGATTTTACAATCACCAATCGTTCCCCTATTCGAAGGTGGCGTAAGTATACCTACTAATGAAACTGAAATTATCCAAATGTTAAAGGACGACATTGATGAGTTGTTATCTTATAATACAAAGTTAGGTGGATCAACTTATTATGACAAATTAAACTATCTACTAACTATCATAAATCCGACGGAAGATGATTTATCTAAAAAAGAAATGGGGTCAATAGATTTTAATCTATTGTATAATATTTCTGCATCATATGAAACGGCGGTTGATTTAGATATTGATATAGAAAAAGAATTAGGATACATGTTGTTATCGGTACCGGTAGTAAACAAGAAACGGCCTAATGTGATTGAGGATGATGGTTCGAATAAAATGGATGTTAATGTGATTGAGGATGATGGTTATAATGAACCCGCGAGTAATGATTCGAATAAAATAGAAGTTAATGTGATTGAGGATGATGGTTCGAATAAAATGGATGTTAATGTGATTGAGGATGATGGTTATAATGAACCCGCGAGTAATGATTCGAATAAAATAGAAGTTAATGTGATTGAGGATGATAATGGTCCTAGTTTGAAAAGACCAAGACTCTCTTCCCATTATGTGCCACTAGTTCAACCAAATCTTGTCGAAGGTTTCGGTGGTAAACAGACAAAACGAAAAAGGAAAAACCAAAGTAAGACAAAACACAGCAAGACAAAACGAAAGAAGACAAAACGAAAGAAGACAAATCACAACAAGACAAAACGAAAGAAGACAAAACATAACAAGACAAAACGAACAAAAACAAAAAGAAATAAAAAGAATTAAGGAACCATTACGATAATGATATACATATCATAATGGTTTACATAGAATATGATATGTTTACTTATTTAGTATATCCTTCCATGAATCAATACGTAATCGGGCTATATTTGAAAGAATAAGGTGTTGTTGTCGTGAATATTCGGTAGTTAATAATCCGTCTTCCATATGTTTGAATACCCGATTATTAAATAACTCGGTCGCGTCATGAAAGGAGTCGTCTAGATTTGTATTTTTTTTCATCATTCCATAAATCATACATCTATCAAAGTCGTATGCGGCTAACAGGTCTGCTTCTCGAACAATATGATACGCATGTTGATATTCATCCATTGAGGGAAATCCATTTAATTTGACCGTAGAATAAGACATATTTTTTATGATATTGTTACATGTGCCAATATCTTTCATGGAAAGGTAATTTTTTAAGAACGATTTAATTTCATCTAATCCGGTTTCTTCATCCACATATTTCTTATCGCACATATCATGTAGTATGGCAGACGCATATATAATATTTTCTTGTTTACCAAGTAATGGATTGTTAGGTAATTCAGACTTGTAAATATTATTTGCGTTTTGGAGAACATTCATACTGTGGCCTACTGCGTGCGATTCGTCAATTCTATATTTTGACGATGCGTACAATACATATCCAAATAATTCGTTAAGAAACCTCATTATATAATATGACGATAACCCTTTATGTTCTAGAAAAAGATAATAAAAGTAGTAGTATAAGAATGTATAGTGACGAAGTTCTCAATATGTCTAAAAAATATACTAAAAAATATACAAAGAAGAGTAATACAAACTCTGATTCTGTTAATTTGGATACTGCGAAATATTTGATTATAGTCGAATCGCCTTCAAAATGTGCCAAAATCGAATCCTATCTAGGTATAAATTATTGTTGTATAGCATCAAAGGGTCATTTCCGAGGTATAGATGGTCTCCGTGCGATAGATACGAAGAAAACATTCGAACCAAAATTCACAGAACTAACTGAAAAGAAAGATCATATCTCATTTATGAGGCGTACTATATCCAAGTTCTCGAAAGATAAAATAATATTAGCAACAGATGACGACCGTGAGGGGGAAGCAATTGCGTGGCACATATGTGATCTATTCGGTCTTCCAGTCGAGACGACTCCCCGTATTATATTTCATGAGGTAACTAAATCGGCTTTACAGAATGCGATTAAATCTCCTACCATTATTAATTTGAAATTGGTAAAGGCACAGCATGCGCGTCAAGTATTAGATATAATCGTTGGATATAAGGTATCGCCAATGTTATGGAAATATTTATATAATAACAATTCGAATTCGTTATCGGCGGGCAGATGTCAAACGCCGGCGTTGCGGTTAGTATATGATAATCATATGGAAAAAATGAATAAGGGTAATCTCGATGCATATTACAAAACGACGGGCACTTTTTTCGACAGGGAATTAAAATTTGATTTAGACACTGAATTTAAAACGCGCGCGGAGATAATACATTATTTAAAGCAATCGATTCGGTTCAATCATATATTAAGTATTCACAAAACACGTGAAACCGAAAAATCTCCACCAAAACCATTTCATACATCAAGATTATTACAAGTGGCGAGTAATATTTTACATATTTCGCCGAATGAGACAATGAGGTTATGTCAACAATTGTATCAAAACGGTTATATTACGTATATGCGAACTGAAAGTACAAAATATGCGAAACCATTTTTGAAGGAGATAGATAATTTTATAACTTCAGAATATGGTAATGAAAAGTATGTGGGTAAGTTATCTGAATTGGAAAATAAGGAAACAAATAATCCCCATGAAGCAATACGAGTAACCCAATTAATAAATAGGACAATTTCATCGGAAGAACCTAGATTGGTTTCGATGTATAATTTGATATGGAAAAATACAGTGGAGAGTTGTATGTCTAGTGCATTATATAATTCCATTCCAATTGAAATATCCGGACCTGAAAATACAAAATATAAATATACACATGAAATTCCTCTATTTATGGGATGGAAAATAGTGAATGAGAAGAAAATGAATACTGAAGTACAGAATGAAGCAAATGGACTGTATTATTTTTTTCAGACATACGATAATCGGGAAGTAAATCGATCAATGATAGAAAGTAATGTATATATGAAAAATAGACATAGTCATTATACTGAAGCTGGTTTAATTAATAAATTAGAGGAGATGGGTATCGGGCGTCCATCTACTTTTTCAAGCATTGTATCAACAATCCAAGAACGTGGATATGTAAAACGAACGGATATAGAGGGGGTAGAGGTAGATTGCAATAACTTTACTTTAAAAAACTATACCATATGTGATTTCCATGAAACAAAAACATTTGGCAATGAAAAAAATAAACTTTCGATTCAACCAATAGGTCAATTAACAATAGAGTTTTTAGCGAACCATTACAATTCATTGTTTTCGTATGAATATTCGAAAGATATGGAAGATAGGTTAGATAACATTGCGAATGCGGATGACGACTGGTCTTCAATATGTCGAGATTGTTCTCATGAAATAAAGTGTTTAACGGATAAATTAGGTAAAGTACATAAACAAGTATATGATTTGGACGAAGAACATGTGTTGTTGTTTGAAAAATATGGACCAGTTATACAAAAACGAGACGGAGATAATAAACCTGAATACATTTCAGTAAAGAAAACGATAAAAATAGATATGGAAAAATTAAAAAACGGGAAGTATACATTAGATGATCTTGTCGAAATTCAGGAGCGAAATATAGGAAGTTATAATGATATACCAGTAATAATAAAGAATGGAAAATATGGTATCTATTTGCAGTACAGTGATATGACAGAATCTCTCAAAGATTTAGGAAAAGATATATCCGACATAATACTAGATGATGTTCTATCCATGTTAGATAAACCAGCAAAAGATACGTTGTCCGAAAAGAATGTATTGCGTACGGTTACGTCGGATATCAGTGTTAGAAAAGGTAAATTTGGTGCATATGTGTATTATAAAACGCCACAGATGAAAACGCCCAAATTTTTAAATATTAAGAAGTTCAAGGGAGGGTATTTGATGTGCGATAAAGAAATTCTAATAACGTGGTTAAAAGAAACATATAAGATAAGTGATATGTAACGTACAAATAAAGTATACATATAACGTATATTATGCCAGTTAAATCACTCGGTCGTGGCAAAAGTGCAAAAGCCAGTAAGAAGAAAAACCTTACTCGAAAGAAGAACAATACAAAAAGGAAAGGAAACAAGACAGAAACACGAAATCAAAAAGGAGGCTGGTGGCCGTGGTCGAGTAAACTAACCAAAAATGAGAAATACAATATAGCAATAGAACGTGCAAGTAAATTGCCATTGGGTTCGCGTATATATAGTAGCCTTGCCGATAAGACTAAGACTAAGACTAAAACTAAATACCATCAATTATCCCGATGAAATAGAGAAAACAGAAAATAAAAAGTGAAGTGTTCTTTAGACATATGACTAATATTACAAGGTATGAAATTGCATACATTGTAATATAATATTCCGAGGATATATAATGGAAAAATATTTATCACTTGTTAATTATGTGTTATTCGGTATACTATACGTTGCGTGTTTTTGGTTTATATATAAAAAGAATGCGGAAACGGTAGCATTAACATGTTTAACAATACTTCAAATTGGTTTTACATTGTTTATAGGGAAGGAAATACTGATAGATGACAATATAACCGGAACAGGTAGTATGATGTTATTATACGGTATACTCGGTAGTTCTCTTTTAATGTCAATAGCATTATTATTGTTAATAATTACATTAGTGAGCGTTCAACAAAAGCATACAAATGTAAGAGGTACACCAGTTATATTACCTCCAAACTACCAATCATTATATGATACACTAAAACGTAACACAATTATTTTGATGGCATTGATAAGTGTAGGGTTACTGTCATATTATTTGTATAGTTCCCAAATGAATGGTCCAACATCGAGTAGATTCGTAATTGGAACAATTATATTGTCGGTGATTATAACTACATTGTCAATATTGCAGGTATCAAAATCCTCCAAATTCACACAATTAGAAAAGGATAACCTAGTAGGTAAATAACAAACCAAATTCGTTTAAAAACAACATTTGTTATATACCAAGATAGTAAATGAAATATTACGAAACATTATACGAAGAATATATTAATTCATGCGATAAATTCAATATTCATCCTGAATTAGACAAGCGCATAAATAAATTACCATCAACGATAAATAAACTTCCGAATTTGCTAGTATATGGACCAAGTGGTATTGGTAAATATACCCAGGTTCTCCGAATTATAAAAAAGTATAGTCCATCAGAATTAAAATACGACAAACGTATTATTGTGAGTACTGAAAAACAAGACTACAATTATCATATAAGTGATATTCATTATGAAATAGATATGTCTCTATTGGGATGTAATGCGAAATCAATGTGGCACGAAATATTTTTTCAAATAGTGGACATTATAACAGTTAAACCAAACAAGGTCGGTATTATTGTATGTAAGAACTTTCATATGATAAATTCCGAACTTCTAGAAATATTTTACAGTTATATGCAACAATATAATACCGATCAATCAATAATCACCATTAAATTTATTATTGTGTCCGAACATATTAGTTTTATTCCTCACAAAGTGTTAAATTCATGTTATAAAATAGGTGTAAAACGCCCGTCTCGTGACTCATATATGAAAGTATTAGAGGTAGTAAGTGAAACTACAAAGCATAATTTAAACATAAGTAATAATTTGACAAACGCAACAAAAATACTAGATTCAATCGAATTATACGGTATAACAAATATAAAAGAACTTCGGTCGTTTATGCGCGTAGATGGGGTAGGTTCATTACCTGAAGAATTATTTAATCGTGTATGTAATAATATAATTGATAAGATAGAACACATTGAAGAGATTCCATTTACTGCGTTTCGAGATACTTTATATGAACTGTTAACATACAACATTGATATTAACGAGTGTATATGGTATATATTATACTTCTTCATAAGCGACAATAGATTAGATAGTGCGGACGCATCTGATATCCTAATTAAGTCATATACATTTTTCAAGTATTTCAATAATAACTATAGACCAATATACCATTTAGAGAATATAATGTTCTATATAATAAAAAAAATATATAATTATGATGAATTACCAAAAAGCATGCAAACTATTACATGTTGATACGAATGAACCATTATCAACCGAAAAGTTAAAGTCTCATTACCGAACATCTGCGTTGAAATATCACCCTGACAAGAATAAGTCCCCGAATGCGAAGGAAGAATTTCAAAATATAAACGAAGCGTATCAATATCTACAAAAGTATTCAAATACGACAACTGGAGAAACCATAAATTGGAATATGTCATATTCTGATATGCTTATGTCTTTTATAAAAAATATAATCCCTGTTGACCGTGACAGTCAGATATTACATATTATTATCCAAAAAATTAATCACCTATGTGAGAACAAAACCGTCGACCTTTTAAATTCTATCGACAAGGGCATGTTAATCAAAATATATAACCTCATAAAAAAGAATCAAGAAATTTTACAATTTGGAGATGAATTGATAGAGATCGTAGAACGTGTAATTTCAGATAAGACCAAACATGACGAAGTAATCATTTTAAATCCAACGATTCATGATTTATTAGAAGACAATTTATATAGGTTAACGATAAACAATGGAACATATGTGATACCGTTATGGCATAACGAACTAGTATATGACAATTGTGGAAATGATATTTATGTGAAATGCAATCCAATATTAGAAGATGATATGCGTTTGGATGAATCTAACAATTTGCATATATCGAAGACGTTGAAAATTTCTGAAATATGGGGTAAAGATGAAGTTATGATAAAGATCCATAATATTGAGTTGAAGATTTACACAAATAAACTTAAATTTATGAAAACGCAAATTATTAGATTTGTTGGTTCGGGGATTTCACAGATAAACGTAAAAAATATATATGACGTATCATCTAGATGTGATGTATATATGACACTTGATCTAATCATGTAAGATTTACACACGACCAAAATAATATTGTATACGATATATGTTACAATATTATTATCGTCATGTGGTTTTGAAATAGGATATTTATTCAGACTACGTAATTCAGTTGACGTCGCGTCAACAATCATTTTAGCAAGTTATTTGTAATAAGTTGCTAAACAAAAAATCAAGTTTACATTGATTTTGTTTTTATTGATGTTTTATTGGATTTCGTGTTTTTATTGATGTTTTATTTGGATTTTGTTTTATTGATATTTTATTTGGATTTTGTTTTATTGATATTTTATTTGGATTTCGTGTTTTATTCGGTTGATGCGACCTTCTTCCTGATTACCTTCTTGACTACCTTCTTCTTGACTGGTTGAGGCTCTGGCTCGACGACTGGCTCTGGTTCGGGCTCGACAACTGTCTCAACCACTGGCTCGGGTTCTTCGTCATCATCACTGTCTTCAACAACCGTTGAAGATGCTGGAATAGATGGACCATCTTCATCTTCGCTATCGTTTACATTTTCTGCTATTGGTTGATTTTCGATTGTTTCCTTGTCGTCGCTAGACAACTCAATATGACACCTTCCAAATACAGATTCTTGAATATGAGGCTTAACTACACATTGGTTCAATCTCCATGTAACTCCCCATCCCTTTCCGCCAAACCAAAGTCCACCACATTGTAGAACACATGCTACATTACTCTTCTTTGGTACAAAATCCATTGGAGTAAGATTGTCATTGTCGCATGGGAAGATCAACTT